ATTGTAAATGGTATGGGTGCATGGACTGAGTTCATGTATCGTCAGATGCGTGATGCTACTGGTGCTAATGTAGAAGGTCCACCTAATATTAATGGTTGGGGATGGCCTGATAATGTAGACATATTAGATAACGAAGCACTATTCGAGTGGTCATATGGTCTGAGTGGTGCTGTAAAGGGTGCTGTACCTCGCTTCCTTGGATTCGAGGACATGTATGACTCCCAGTTTGTATTCTATCTGTATGATACGACTTATCCTTGGAATGGTCCTATATTCTCCTCACAGTATATCCTGAGTAATGCTCAGTGTTGTCCTAATACTACTGACCCAGAGGGATGTCCTCAGTGTGCTCCAGTATGGACGTATCATTCACACTTCTATGAGATTAATTCAGATGTGTGGAATACTACTCAGACTAAACTATCCATCCATGATGCTAGTAGTGCTGGTGTAAACGAATCATTCTGGACTGTAGATACTACTACTCCTATCATATTCTTCCGTTACTTAACACGGACTGGTGACTTTGGTCCAGGTGAGAAGATTAATGGTTGGGATGTAGTATCTGTGTATTACTTCGGTGATGAGCTCAAGTGCGGTATCATGGAGTTGACATGGGATAACAGTAGAGACAATTTGTGGTATGTTAACCCTGCTTGTATAGCATGGCGGTTAACTACCGTAGGTGCTGTGGAGATAACTACCTCACTTGCGGAGAAAGGGTCATGGGTTGCGATAGGTGCACCCAATAATCCCGCAGTGCCTTGGTCACAGTTGATGAAGGATTACAGTATATACCCAGTTAAACCCGCAGACGACGCAGAAGATCCACATCTAGGCACATGGCAAGTGCATACTGCGACAGTTACTATACCTAGTAACGGAGACTACTCTCTAGCAATAGAGTCTGATAACTATGGATACCTCAAGATCACTGACTCTAGTAACAATGTCCTCATAGATCAGGAGATTGCTTACGCTAGTGGAATGGGTACCCAGATATTCCCTATGACACTTGCAGCAGGTAATTACACCATAGAGAGTAGAGTTAAGAATATTCAAAGGACTACAGAGCCTGCTGCATTTACATATCAGGAAGAGTTTCTTTCATCAGGAGATCAAGGTAGGGCACAGGTACTTGCGGGTTACGGTATACCTAATAAGTCTGCATTCTGTGGTACCTATGAATTCCCTAAGAAGATCTCCTACTGGAAAGTAGAGATAGATCCTAAAGCACTCATACCACGACGCACTATGGATGAGGCAAAGCTAGAGGCAGTAGTGGGTGATGACGGAGAGATTAAATCAGTTATTATTATCAATGGTGGTAGAGGGTACGTAAAACCAACTATACAGGTTATGGATCCGCAAGGACTGGATGACTTCTCCCCTAATGATAGTGCAGACTTCATGGCAGATAAGTTAGGAATGGATCCCGAAGCAGAGAAGGCAATAGCAGACCCTGATAAGGAAGACCAGTCTATGTCTACACTAGACTTCAAGACACATGCAAGGGTGTGGCAGTCCTCTACAGAGGCAGTAGACGCAGAGGATAAGAATAAGGATGTATACAGACTGAAGAGAGCAGAGGTGGAGATATCACAGTTAGATGATGAGGGTATTATCAGAGCAGTGCGTGTCGTAGATCCTGGTGCGGGTTACAGTCAGGCAAATACTGTATTAGTGCATGTAGTAGATCCTGAGATAATAGAGTATGAGGGTGTGCGTGATAAGGACGGTAACTTCCAAGCTGGCGGTAAGGAGATGGAGGAAGCCGCAGAGAATATGGATAAGGCATGGGATCATACCTTTGAGAAGAGGGATGTAGTGTATGGTGTGAGGGATGAGGCAACTATGGATGATTACTCCATGCAACCTCTATCCGCTAATATGGATCCTATGACTAGGGATATAGTTAAGGAGTCTATGAGTCACTCATCTGACATGCCTACTAATAATGCTACTCAGGTTTCTGTAACAGTCCCAGATAGTTACATAAGAGCAGCAGGTGATGGTATAGATGATGATATAACTAAACTCTGCATGAATCTACCAGCAGAGTGTATTGAAGTTAATGGTAGTGCGAATATGAAGGCAGGTATGCCAGATGCAAAGAATTTAGAATACGTTACTGCTAATGACTCTGGTGTGACTGAATTCCAAGATGGTGCACTAGGGTACGCATTACAGGGTGTGGATCAGGCAGATACCTTTGGTGCTAACATGTCGCACCTATATGGTCCTTTTGGTCAGCAGAATTGTATAGAGGTTGCACAACCAAAACTGTATAATATTACTAGATGGTTTGATATGCCTTGTGCATACTTGGATACTAATGAGGAAGGAGAGCGTAAAGCATTCGGATGGTTACCCTATAAGTATTGTGCTTCTAAGGAGAAGGAAGCAACATTCCGTGTGTCTATGGAGATAGAGGGATATGTTGGTGGTAGTCAGGGACCAGCATTTATGGACTTCCTTAAGGAAATGCCAACTCCCTACTTAATGGAGAAGAGACCTATAACTACTAATGCTGGTGAGAAGACTTGGAAATGTAAGAGGAGTAGTATAGATGGTAGATGTTACAGAGATCCTCAAGATCCTGGTAACATGGTCTTTGTTCCCGTCGGGTTAGATGAGAATACCTACGACTACAATAGATCCAACTTTACAGAATTGGAACAGTTGCAGATGTGGGCTGGTCAGAATATCACTAGTAGTCAGGCAGTGCAGACATGGTTAGGACATCCTACAGCAAATGACCCAGCAGGTACTCCGCACTCTGTGGATTATACTGCATTAACCGTAGCGAGTTGTAGTAGTGGTGTACCACCCAATGAATGTTGGGATACATATGTGCGGGGAGTTAATGCATCTGATGGACCTCTCACTGTGTATAGTGGATATGATGCTAATGGTAATGGTCAATCAGGTCAGACTTATTGTAATACTTCTGAGTTGCATGGTAACTCTTGTCTAGCACTAGACAAATGTATGGATGCTTCTATTGCTATTAATCCTCAACGTATAACTGGTTCTGGTTCAAGTGCTAGAATGAATATGGGATCTTATAATGGTATTATGGCAGTTAGGAATTATCTGTCTGGTGGAGTGATAGCACTAGGAAGAGCATTGAGGAATTATGGTAACCCATACTTCGATGAATGTAGTGAAGAGAATTCATGGACTGATGGTGAAACACTTAATGATATAATTTTCCCTAAGAGGTTATAATGGCATTTGGAGCACTATTACCAGTATCATCTCTAAACGGACTACCTTGTAGTGGTCATGGATTGTGCATACCATCCACTATCCACTCTGTACAAGCGTGTGGCACCCCTCCAATCCCCTACAGCATAGTCATTAAGGAATATACGTGTTGGTGGCCCCCTCAACCCCTAATTCCTATATTCCCTGTTACTCCCTATAGGGCAACTGTGCTAGTAAATCGTATTCCTATCATGTTACATGGGGATACCTTTACTCCACATATAGCGGTATGTACAAATATTGTTGTTTATATGTGTCCTTGTGGTAAATCATTGTGTCCAACCCCTACTCCTATCCCTTGTAGCACCCTTACAATCGAAGATGGAGGTGGTGTAGGACATACTAGGATTCTTATGGCAACAACTTTAACAGTATTTGCTTTGAAATTACCAATTGCTCGTATTTTGGATCCTCTAGGAGTTGGTTTTTCAGGATTTAGTTACCCTTGTTCATCTGTGGTTGCCTGGGGGCATGCAACTGTGCTATCATCATAGTAGTTTATCCAATAAAATGGCATTATACGCTTCAACTGGTGGTTATATGAAACCACAACCTAAGAAAACTAGGCAAGGAACGTCCAAAAACACAAAATTAAGTGCAACTTCACGCAATGTTGCAAGAAAAAGATATAGGGGTCAAGGAAAATAGTCGGGAAACCCTATAAATAAAAGATATAACGCTAAATATCTTGAAAAGGTAGACAAGAATGCCTGCTTATAGGTTCAGATCTGAGAAATATGTCAGTAGAGGGTTTAAAGACTTAGCAATTTCGTTTAATGCTAACCCTTCTACTGGAGATTTTGGTGTGGTTAAGAATGAGAATGCTATAAAGCAATCTGTTCGTAACCTCATTTTAACTATGTTCGGTGAAAGACCCTTTCAACCTTCGATTGGGTCAAGAGTTAAGATGCTTTTGTTTGAACCATGGGATCCATTCGCAGTTGATACCATAAAAAGTGAGATATTCAACGTCATTAAACGACTAGAACCACGTGTTAGATGCACTGGAGTCGGACTTCGTGATGAATCTGATATAAATTCAGTCCATATTTCGATAGATTACACTATTGTTGGTCAACGAGAAGTGCAAAATATCGATTTTCTACTAGAAAAGGCATAAAATGGCAGCCATTCCATCGCAATTAACGTCGCTAGACTTCTTTGAGATCAAAGAATCCATCAGATCGTACCTCAGAACTAGAAAAGAGTTTACTGATTACGATTTTGAAGGTAGTTCTGCATCTTATTTGATCGACATACTTGCTTATAACACGTATTACACAGCATTTAACGCTAACATGGCGTTAAACGAAGCATTTTTAGAGACTGCAACGGTTAGAGATAACATTGTAAGGATCGCAAAGCAGTTAAATTATACTCCAAGGTCAATTAAAGCACCTAGAGCATGCGTGAAACTCCTTGCACAGACTAGTGTTGGACTAAGTGGTACTAGTTTTCCAGAATTTGCCACTCTAAAGAAGGGTGATGTCTTTGTTGCAGACAATGATTTCGATTCTTATACCTTTGCATTGACTCAAGACATCCAAGTGCCTGTAGATAGTGGCACAGGATTAGCAACTTTTGATAATGTACTAGTATATCAGGGTAATTTACTCACTTATAACTACACAGTTGACTATACAAAGCGTCAAGACTTCGTTATTCCTGATGAAAAGGTAGATACAGGTCTTTTGACAGTAGATATTTCTCCAACTGAGCAATCTTCAGAGACAGATACCTATAGTCCAGCAGCAAATGTCACAAATGCTGATGGAACTTCCAGAATTTACTATTTGGAAGAGACTGATGACATGAGATACCGTCTTGTTTTCGGAGATGGGTCAATTGGACGTAAATTAATCGATGGAGAATACATTACTATCTCATATGTCTCTACAGATGGGGTAGAAGCCAACGGTGCGAAGGGTTTTAACTTCATTGGTAACGTAGTTGACTCCGATAATCGTGTAGTTAGCCCAAATTCCATCAGTTTGACCACTAAAGACGCTGCTCAAGACGGTGAAGATCGTGAAACATCACTTTCAGTCAAGTTTAGAGCACCTAGAGCGTATGCAACCCAAAATAGGGCAGTTACAGAGAATGATTTTGAGCATATTGTCTCTGAAATCTATCCTCAAGCAGCATCAGTGACTGCATTTGGTGGTGAGAAGCTAAATCCACCGATTTATGGAAAAGTTTACGTTGCAATTAGACCAAAAACAGGAACTAAGCTCAATGCGACTACAAAACAGAAGATTAAGAAGGATTTACTGAAGTATTCCATCGCTTCTATTGAGCCAGTCATCATTGACCCAACTATTTTCTATGTTTTACCGAAATCTTACGTTTATTACAATGGAAATGACACTGCTTTGACTGGTGCACAACTTGGAACTAAGATTTTACAAGGAATTGACGCATTTAACAAAAATGGTGCCACAAACAGGTTTGGAAACCGTATAGACGGATCTAAATTTGGTGCAATGATTGATAATGCTGATAATGCCATTTCTGGTAACGTAACTCAAATGACTTTGGGTCAAAATCTTGATAAATTTGCTTTTGGGCAAGTTTTCACACAATGTTTAGATTTTGGTAACCCACTTTATGATCCATCAGGTTATTCTGGCACTCCAGACGATGATGACAACGGAACTGGTGGAAAATGTAAGCCTTCTTTCTCTGTAGTCAAATCTGGGACATTTTATGCCACTGGATATACAGAAGATCTTGTAAATCTTACTTTGAGCGACGGATCTACGTCTGCACAGGTTTCAACACCTGGAATTAGCACAAGTACCGCCAATCAAGTCTTGGTACCTGTAAATATAAGAGATGATGGTCGTGGGAACCTAATTCTCGTTACTGTAAGAGATGAAACTGAATTAACACTCAATCCTTCAGTAGGAAGTGTCAATTATGGCAGTGGTCAAGTCTGTGTTGGTCCCGTAGCGATACAAGGCACCCCAGATGGCACTACAAGGCTGCCTATCCAGGTTTTACCTGCTGGAGGATCCATTTCGGTACCACCTGGCGTAGATCCTACAATCTTTAACCCACAAGTCAATCCGATTGACTACACAATCAACGATGTGTCAATCCCTACCTTCGATCCGAATAACTTTAATGGTTATAATTACGGTGATACAAGTGGGATAAATATTATCGATTATCCAAGTGATACTTTCGAGTATCCAGTCAGCGAATCCTGTTTCTAAGATAGATGCCGATTACAAAGAATATCAACGTCTCTGATAGGGTCGAAAATCAGTTACCTGAGTTTATTCGTCAGGAAGACAGACAACTAGTCAACTTCTTGTTTGAGTATTACAAGTCTCAGGAAAAAACAGGTAGACCTTACGATATACTCAATAACTTATTGAGATATCTTGATTTAGATAACTATACCTCCGAGCAATTAGATTCTGCAACTAGTTTGCTTAAGGATATCGGTCTGTACGATAACAAGATTGAAATTGAAGGAATAGATGGATTCCAGGAGCAAGATGGCTCCATAATGATTGATAATGAAGTAATTTACTATGAGAAGGTCACTCGTGGTCCTGATGTTATCATTACTCCAGGTATTTCGTATCCACAGTTTAATAAGAAGAAGCAACAACTAGAAAACCCCTTTACACTGTTTGATGGAGTCGAAAATGTCTTTCCATTAAGTTTTTTAGGTACTCCTGTTGCTCCTCCTTCAGCAGAGCACTTAATTGTGACTGCTTACAACACAATGATGATCCCTAACGTAGATTACTACGTTGAAGGTCTTAATATACGTTTTCAAGAGCCTCCAAGAGATCAAATTGGATCTGATGACTCAGAATTCACTTCATTGACTTATTTGGTCGGATATTCGGATCAACCGATCAAAACTTGCGATTCTATTCCTTATACAGAGTGGCAAAACACAAAATTCTATCCATTAAGGATTAATCAACAATCTTACACTCCAACTTCCGAAATTGGACTTGTAATTAATAAAAATGGACGTTTACAAGAACCTTACACCGATTTTACCGTTTTTGAAGATAAAGTTGTTTTCAAAAATGAAATTGGAGCTGCTGATGCTATTCATATTAGGTCTGTCGAATATACTCCTCCTTCTTACGGTTCAGGAGCCTCAGCAATTGCTAAGGTTGCTGATAATGGCACAATA